ATATTGATGCCACATCTGTGGATTAATTTGCTTAAACCCTTCTGGCAAACTTATGCTCTGAGGATCTTTTATCGAATAAATCGCAGCTTTAAGGATACACTTAAACAAGCTCTTTACGCCTGTTTCAGCTATATTCCTAGCCATCATTTCAATACGAGCATCGGCATTATTAACCGCAGCCTGTGCAGCAATCTTAGTTGTCGATTGCAAAGCATCAGAATCGGTACCTTGCGATAATTTCGTAATGCCTGAACGCTGTTCAGATACTTCCTGCAGATATTGCAGTACAGGAAGGGTCTGACCAGCTACAAAAGGAGTTGTCAACTCTTCAATCTGTCCCATCTCACGAACGCGAATTATAGCCCCAATTCTACCATTCTTTGCGTCATCCACATTAACAGCTCGTTCATTGATAACAGTCCTAGGATTATTAGTAAGAGCAGCATTGTCAATAATGCTTCGTAGAAGAGCGGTCTGAGCATCTTGGTCTTGAATCAAATCTTCTGCAAGGCAGATAGGATAAAACACATGTGGGGCAATTTCAGCTTGGAATTCAGCAAAAGGAGAATAGTTTACAGGTTCATCAGATAGTAAGGTATAACCATCACCACCTAGAGCTACCCGGCGAAGTTCAGCAATCCCATCGCCATCGGCATCTATTCTGCAATAAGCTTCAGAGAAAAGGATGAGTCGTGCAGATGGATCAAGATGTGGGCTCGTTCCCTCATCCTTCTCTCGAAACTGTTGTTTCCTTTCCTTATCCTCCAGGTTAAGTGACGTTGACGAAGGTATGTCTTTAAGTTGCTCGTACAAATAACCCATTTCAATTAAATTCGAAATAGATTCCTCACGCTGATGACAACATGCAACAGCATATTCAACGCACGTAGCAGATGGATGAATTAGAAATTCTTCAGGTGGCAAAGGATTAAACGACCAAATCATACGCTTAGACGTATTGGTCTGTACCACTTCTTCATCATTAGCTTCAGTTACGTTCTTTAAATTTACCTGGCCAGCAAGTAAAGCATTGGCTTGATAGTTTAGATGAGTTACATATTGTTTCTCTTCTAAACTAATCTTCATAACCCCTACTTTAGCTTTTAAAGCATCAGTAGATGCTTCAATAAGCGCTTTATAGCCACCATATTTCCAGAATACATTATTACAATATAAGGTAGCATCACGACAAATAGCCTGGTCTTCTTCATTATCTGAGTAAAACTCACCTACTTTGTCAGTCTGGGTGAAGATCCGGGCTAATGAGGGCACAACCGACCGCACACCATCCCGGACCTTCGATACTACCACACGAGACCGACCCTCGGGTGTCGGTAAGTCGGTCTCACCGCGGTAATATTTATCAGTTTTCTCTCTATGTGCTGACAATTCAGAATCACGAAAATTTACGCAATCTTCAACAAACGTACGAGCTATTTCTTCTACTTCCTTAGCAGTAAGTTTCCTAAGATCACTCTCTTCGACCTTTTCAGATTCAGTTTCATTTTGGAAGAGATCAGACATACGAACCCTCGCTCGGCCGTGTAATTGGCTTCTTCCAATCAGACATGGAATACCTGGTCATGAACTCTTCATCCACGCCCATAACGCCAGTACGCATAGCATCAGCAGCATGAGAATGCTGATCATGCAATGGTCTCAAAGCTAAGGCTTGGGTTTTCTCATTGAACACAGCCCGGTACATACGCACGGAGGCTAGTCCGCGTAATGTGCCCTTGTCATTAAACCAGCTACGTGGCAGAATCATACGTACAGCCTGTACGCCGTCCTGTACCAGGTGCTTCTTAACAACAGTTGTCTTTAAACCGCGATCTTCAAGGAAATTCTGCCGACTTTTAAGGTTAGAATATTCACGAACCTTCGCATCGTGTGGAAGGAAATGCAAGTCTATATTATACGGTCGACTCTTACACCAGTGGATCCAGTGTCCCAAATCTTTGTTATTGCCTTCGGTGTATTCAAGCCAGCGCCATTCTCTATTGACGATCTGAAAAGTCCATATTGCTGTAGCGTCTTCAATCCCCAAATCCCAGCAAGCATAGACATCGAGCGCGGGATCATATGCAATCTTAGTGACTCTTCCCTGCGCAACGGCATCTTGGATCTGTTTGGCATAGTAAGCGCCTTCAAATGACGCAGTAAAGTCGCACTCATACTCGCGCGCATATTTAGCTGAGTCCATCATCTTAAAGTTAGCGAGCAATTCTTCTGGCGGGATAATACCCGTTTCGCTTGCTTTCATAACCCGAGAGGGCCACTCATCAAGGCAATACCACTCGTCCGGATTCTCCTGTGCATAAAGCCAAAGCTCATAGAACGCGTCCATACCCGCTGGCGTACCCATGAAGGTAGCACGCCCGCCTCTATCAGCAAGTGCCGGTCGCACGACATCTTCCCAGATAGAAGGATTCATTAACGCGTACTCGTCGAAAACGATGTCATCGAAGTAGAGACCACGCAATCGATTGACGTTTTCAGCACCGTAAAGCTTAAGTCGGGCTCCGTTGAGTAGTTCAATTCTCAAGTCGTATTCAAAGGGTCTGGTTCCAGGTATAGATTCGGTATACTGCCGGACATACTGCCAGACAATGTCCTTTGCCTGACTGAAAGTCGGACCAACGTACGCAACACGTGGATTGGGTCTATTTGTTGTGAGCGCAGTCCGGATAAGTCTATTGGTGGCAGCGACAGTTTTCCCGGCTCGTCGATGACATACCAAGCAGGAAAATCTCTTCCCTGTTTCATGGAAACCCCGAAACGCAGCCCTCGGATGATAGTCTATCTTAACAGCTGTCACTAATAACCCCGATGACTCTTAGCTTTAGTATTCACGCGAGTAAGGGGCAACACCTCATCATCACTAAAGCGAGGCATTTTAACACTCGAGGAAGATTTGCTCGATCCAACCAGTGACCGATTCGGCGATCCTGAAGGAGATGAACTTTTGCCTACGCCGAGAAAATTGTAGGCCATATCACCACCCAACGAGCCGCCTTTCCCCGTTTCATAAGACAGACCGCTGGCACCTTTTTTCCTTGCCATCAGTACATTCCTTTGCTGTGTTCAGCTATATGATTCCGTACCGGATAGGTATCGCTCTTAGGTTGCTCCGGTACTCGTGCTACTTCGATCTCAACCCAGTTACCAAGATCTTCAGGTTTGGCTCTATAAAGGAAAGAACTCAGACCTTTCTCTAGGTCCGACGCATCAATCCAGTATGTCCGCGCCGTTGTCACACTATTTCCCAATCATTTGCTAAAATGTCTGTCTGAGAAGCTAGCCAAGGCACTAGATCCGCTTTCGCTGTACTCATGTAGATATAAGGTAAAGTCATCTTCGAATTATCGTCAGGATGTTGCATATGTATCCACATATGCTTACCGTTCCAGCCTTTTCGACACACCTTTTGTGCTCGTTTAAGCTCTATCAGAGCTTCACTGAAATTCATGGAAAATTGGCCTTCACAGCCCACATAGCCGCCTGTTCGTAGTTCGTAAGGGCAAGAGATGCCCGACGGCCTTTTGGAACATTGTCTTCAATGTATTTGATCAATTCCTCAGTTCGAGCTTTAATATACGCCACGTGCTCGTTCCCTGAAGGATTGAACTCCGGAATGGTTGTGATCTTTTCAGTCGCCATTGGATTAGTTGTAGTTGTCATAGCCTGTTTCCTCTCTGGGTTAGCTATAGGTTTACGCATATTACGATCGGTCATCGCCTGTATCTGCGCATCGTTATGTGGCACTGTCTACCACCGCGTCGAATAGTAAGGGATTGGTCTTTTGGTAAATAGTCTCGGTCGATTCGTTCCCCCATTCCACGGTTATCTTTGAAGGTAAGCCTTTCCGATCGGACCCCTCACCGAGCAATCCGATTATTCTAGCTTTGGCAACTAAGCCAGCGACCATAGCCCCGGGTTCTTCAAGATTATGGGCAAGTTCTATAGCCTCATCGAGCTGAGCGACCACTGCTTCCCTGCTACTTAGAAGGGATTGACGCAATTCGCCCATATTACGCTCGATCTCTTCCTTCACATATTCATCTTGAAGGAGACGAGCCGCAGTCGGCTTAGAAGGGTTAACAAACCCGGACAAACGCATTGCCTTCACCACCGGTGTACCGTACGATACATGAGCAGCGAAGTGTCTCTTTCTTACACGGTCTTCCGCTTCAAGATCCGAGACGCTAATTAAGGAGTTCTGAACCATAGATCATGCTACACCTAAGGGATAGAGATGTAAATGTGACATATTGTCACGCCTGTTAGATTTGGGTTATGATAGCTGGGTAGGTAAATACAAGTTGACCATTTTCTCCACTACGCAGTCTGGGCTCGCGGAGGCCATCAACGAAGGCCTCCGGGGGGGGTTTTATTAAATATTTTTAATATATTACAAATATTTAATAATCAGAACATAATAATAACTTTATTAAATGACTGAAACAAATATAACATTCATTTAATAAACTAAATAATAATTAATCTTAAGATTAATTATTATTAACTTGAAACACTAACAGAAAGTTAACACAAATGAAACATCTCTTTAGTCTTAATGTTGATGCTAAGACCTTCAACATTGGTAAGTACAATCCAACTTGCAAAGCAATAATCAAAGCTATGTACAAGATGCAGAAAGAAGGGATAGAGTCTGCAACTGGAGACAAGATCTTAGAATATGCTGTAGAACATAACATCTGGTCTACAAATCAAATCTCAGAAAGATATCACACAACTTGGTCATACTATTGGCACAAAGTGTTCAAGTATGAAGATTGTATCAAGAAGGTTGGTGAGATTGAAGGGAATGATGAAGTAGAATATCTAGAATAATCTAGAGACTAGAACTAGAGAGATGTCAGAGATCTCTCTAGATCTAGATTCTAGAAATAGAATCAAGCAGAGATGAGAATGAGGGCATGCTTGAAGGCATGGATCCTAAGCGAATGCGAGCTATGGTCGGATTGCACTCGCAATCCATTTTTTATTTTAAGTTGATGACCTCTAAGAGGCTATAAGCGTAACTCTCAAGAAATGGTTAGGTATCGTTTATCAATATATTCCTACTCCCACACCCCCGTATCAGGAATAAAGAGGTGGTTCATTATTATAGAGATGACCCTCATCCTTCTATTGACAATGTTTTGTGATGTTTTGTAATCTTCGAGCTCGACCCCTGTACCATAGCATACCATATCTGCAACGACTCGGTACAGGGAGAATTGAAATGACTGAGCATTGTCAAGTACTTAGGCATTCGTACCAAATATACCAAATATACTATAAAGGATATATATAATAATATTGATATAGTATAATATATAGCTCTGTTATAAAGTCTTTTCGAGGTGGAGTGGTCCAGTCATAGTTGGTACACCTATTTATTCATTACCTTAAATTAAAGAATCAAGTCTCTCACTCCCATCAAAAAGACACCCGAGCCATGCCATCAGAGCATAGCAGGGTTGATCAATTGGCATTGTACAAGATAATAAAAGTGTGATATAATATACTTTGAATGTGCAGTAGTAAATATGAACCAAGAATAGATCAACAAGGAGATCAATGAATGTCAACCCCTTCAAAAGCCTTCTATATAAACACTGGTGAAACTGATTGTTGGGAAGTATATTCAGATGTAAATAAAAGAATAGCAATATGTGACAAAAGAGAGGATGCTAGTCATATCCTTAAGATGCTCAATCAAGAGATCAGAAATAATAATAAAATCCCTGATCCATACGCTGGACCACCTGATATGACTGATTGCGAGCTTTGGTCTGTAGATATTACACAGATACTCAAGCGTTTATTTAAGAATCAATCCCTTCAAGAGGGCGATTTTGAAGCTCAAGATCTAAAAGATGCTACTGAATCTCTTCAACAAGCTTTAGTTTGGTTCTATCAGACACATCTATAGGAGAGAACAATGATCAGCTATAAAATAACTGATACGAGATCCTTATACTGGTCTCACTATTGGCAAATAGTGGGAGACTATAAGAAAGAGAAGATAAGTCTTGCTGAAATGCAAGAATTACTTAAGAAATTAGAGCAGAAGTATGGGGAAAACAAATGACTCAGTACGTGATAGTGTCCCATAACCTTACAAAAGACAAGACAACATATCATGGCCCATATGGTGATGCGGATTATCAAGAGATGTATCAGGAGATTAGCGAGTATTTTGCTAATGAACCTAGTTCACTTGATGAATATAACTGTTGGGTTGTTGAATTAGAGCTGTGGCCAGAAGGTTTACCTAAGTCTGATTATCAGGCTCTATCTGATGTTGAAGAGTTGTATGAGTAATAGCACTGATCACGGGAATAGTAATCAATACTATTCCTTTGAATAGTGTGGAGAGTGAAATGATAGAAGGTAGTGGAAATCATAAAAAAGTGGCAACCCCTGAGTATCACCTTAAGAGAGCTCAGGAAACTGAAGCCAGAGCTAAGGCAGCAGAACTTAGAGGCGATTATAGGTTGGCTGAGTCCTTATATGAGTCGGCGGACAAGATTCGTGCTATAATCAATGGGAAGGTTGGAAGATGAATAAACCTAAATTTGATGTAATGAGACGTGCTAATGTATATGTTATAACAATAGATGGAAAGGAAGATATAAGGCCAGGTCAATTCAAGACTGAAAATGAAGCTAGAACTTTTCTTAATATGACGTTAAAAAATCTAGATAAACTTATAGAACAAAGGGGATTAAAATGAGCCAAGGTCACGTTGGAGTCTTATATCCCCGTACTTACCTTAGTTGGGTTGCAACTGCAAGACTAGTTGCGGATCTGGGCAAAGAACTGAGTGATGAGACACTTACTTCTGTCCCTGGGTTGATGTTTGGGGATGGCGGATATATAGAAATAGTCATATCCTTCAATGAAGCCGGAGGCTATGGAACTGCTACATTTCATTGTATAACTGGTCGAGAAGAGATCGAAAGTCAATCCCTTTCAGAGGTTATGGATTTCCTGTGGTATACCCACAGTATGAATGAGTGGCCCAATGCATGATACAACTGATTATATCAACAGTTTAATTGACGCGTATCATGAGTGGTTGAAGATAAAGTCATATCCTTCATTGTCAGCAGATGAACTGCTAAATGAATTGTTTGCAAGAGATCCGCAGCCACTTGGTGATATTCATTGGTTAAGTTCATTCCTTTATCTTTGGGAGGAGGCAAAGAAATGGGAAAAGATCTAGCAGAAATCCGTAAACAATGGTTAGCCAACTACTTCAAAGAGACTGCTGGAATATGGCAAGCCTGGAAAAATAAGCAGATCTCTTATAGAGAAAGAGAGGAGACACTAACATGGTATAGAACTAAGCTACATGAGTTAATTCGTGGGCCAGTCAAACCGTATATCCCTCAACGAGCTAAGCCAAAGAGGGATGACGAGTGGCTAGATAAGATAGACATATAGGAGTATCTGAAATGTCTAGCTGGAAAGAACGGAAATATACAATAGTAACTGAAGAAAGTCTGGATGCCCCAGACTCGGATCGATGGGCTGCATGCTTTGACGGGTTTGACCTAGACGTGGACTACGCTACAGGTAAGACTGAAGAAGATGCAGTAATGGAACTCATATCCTTGCATGGTTTACCGGAGATAATCCAATGACAAAGCCAATGGAGAACAAGTCTTATGCTATTAAACAGCTTATTGAAGAAGTATTCCCTGGTACTGCTAAGAACATTGCTGAGAAGTTGTGTCCAGTATGCAAAGAGGAAATTCATACCTTCAGAGATGCGTTGAGTGAGAAAGAGTATCAAATCTCAGGAATGTGTCAGAAATGCCAGGACAATATATGGCCAAGTGGAGATCCGAAATAATGCTAGCGATTGCAGTAATTGGAATACTCGGTTTCATCAATGGCTTTATATCAGCAAGGACTAATGACTGGAGACTAGGCATTGTGCTAACCGCTTTCTCAATTGTAGTTGTAATAGCAGGTAAGTACTATGGTACGGATATTGTTGTTATTGAGTAGCGTGATATGGATCCAATGTGATCTAGACCTTAACAAGTGCCGGTCAAAGGAATGGTCTACCTTTAAAGAATGCGTGGCCGATCCTATGCCTGGCTATGAGTGTTTAGGTATCAATAAAACATGAAAAAGAGCGGGGGTTCCTAGAAATAGGTTCCCCCACTAAGTTAGCCAAAGATGGATACGTACATCCTTGGCCAGGGTTCAAAGGGAGTTTAATATGGCAAAAGGTATAATCTTAACTGATGAAGAAGCATATGTTCTTGAGAAACTTGTGCGAAATCGCATAAGTGGGTTAATGCGGGCACCTGGTGATAAAGAACGAATCAATATCAATGAAAGACTCATGTGGGTAAGCATTCATCAACGATTAGTCATGTATTGCCGGTCAAAAGACATAGATTTTGACCAAGATTTAGACAGGTGAATCTTTAATGTCCCTCCTGAGAGGGATCACATTGGATATAACATCACTAGGGTCCAAAAGTATTTCCATGTCTTGCCATGGATATGGTCTGTTTAATTCTTTTTGAATATTTATTCTAAGTTCCTTAAGTGTAGGTATGGTAAAACATAATTCATGTGGTCTAGACTCACCACCACGTTTATCAAAGATTGAAACTCTTCGTTTGAACTCAGGACCAGGCATAATTCTATTCACAATAGTAGCATCAGAGTTACCATAGCTATACTTTCCATAGGCCATGTGTATATACTCTTTGAATACTCTTCGTGGTATATTAATAGGTTCTTCTCCAAATTTTTCAGCTATGATTTCTCCAATGACTTCTCGTATTGTTGAAGGTAAACCATTACCATTAGCCCATTCAATAAGTTCAGCAATAGCTTTGTTGTCTGGTTCCCAAAG